GAGTCCTTTGAAGCCTGTGAATAAAGAGGCCCTTGGCCTTCGTCAGGCGCTCTGGGTTCTTGGGGCCTCACAAAATAAACATATTGCTGCGAGGGCATTGCTTCCCCTTTGGCCGGCGAACTTTCCTCTTACGGTTACTAGTTCTTTAGAGGAAGATGATCTATCGGGTGTTGTTTTGCCACCTTCTGTAACGGTAAAACGAGGATTTTTAGAGGCTGCAGAGTTAGAGGAGTTGAATAGGAATTCGGCGACTCATGTGGCCATTTCCGCTGCAGAGGGTTATGGATTTACGGCTGGGCAGGCGGAGGCTAGAAGTGCGGCGTTAATTGTCAATACTCTGCCCGTCTATGAGGAGTACTATGGGGCTAAATCGTACGCGGGATTCGTAAAAACACCGGTTTCCAGGACAAATAATAAGCATTGCGGATTCGTCGCCGACTTTTCGGCTGTGACTACTGAGGATCTGCGTAGTGCTCTGCAGGCTATACCATCGGGTGAGGAAGAGGTGCAAGTTGCTGAAGATCGTCTGAAACAGTTTATGGAGTCTGTTAGGTACCAGATTAAACGACTTGCACAGAAGTTTGCCAAGAAGAAAAATACACATGAAATAATGCCACCAACTATTTCTTTAAATGATTGTCCACCGATTTCTGTCTTAACTCTTACCTACAATCGCAGAAATTTTATAGACCTTGCATTTCTAAATATGTTGATTACAGATTATCCTAAAGAAAAGATACAATGGGTTGTCGTGGATGATAGTGATGACCCACTGAAATCTGTTTCTGATAAGGTAAAGGCATTCCAGGATAGAGATCCTGGTTTTGAGATTACCTATGTACCTATGACCAAAAAGCGGAATATTGGTTACAAACGGAATCGGGCTATAAAAGCGGCAAAACATGATATATGTTTGAATATGGACGATGATGATGTATACCCTGAGACATCCTTTCGCCGCCGAGTCGCTTGGTTACTGCACGACCCATCAAAGAAAGTTGTCGGTTGTACTATGATTGCAATGTATGATTTGAATCTAGGAATAAGTGCTGTAAATACACCTCCATGGGCTTTAAAACAATCTCAGCGTGTGAGTGAGGCGTCATTTTGTTTTTATAAAAGTTTTGCTATGGATAATCCATTTCCTGATTGCCAACAGAGTGAAGGAGAAGGTTTTGTTGATAAATGTTTTAAAAACGGAAATGAGTTCTTTTTAGAAATAGCGCCTCAGCAAATTCTGGTAGCCTTGAATCACGGAACCAATACCAGTGGTCGCGTAATTGCAGGCAGAGGTCAGACAGGATGTTTCTGGGGCTGGGATCAGCGGTTTATTGTGTGGTTACATGCTTTAGTGGGTGTTCAAGTAGAGGAAACTAAGGCCTAATATTTATCGCTTTTTTTTAATTTTCTTTGTGACCGAATTTTTTTTAGCGGTTTTAGATTTATTAGTTGCAACTTCTGTTGACACATTATCGCCTGTGGCTGCTTCATTATCTTTTGGTTTATCAGGCGCCACTCCTAATGTAGCACTAACTGTAGTTTCTAATGGCAAATCTTTATAGGGCCCGCAAACTAATTCAACAGATTCAGGATCACATGGAATGTTTATCATCTCTAAAAACAAACGTACAGGTATAATTGCCGTCATTAGACTTATAGCCTTTTGAAATTCAGATGAACACATGACGGCTGGTTGACGAGCAATAGACTGTAAATTTTGGATATCATCTAATGTTATAACAAATGTATCTTTTGGATCCACTACAAAACCTTCTTTTTCTGCTTTAGTCACTACCTTTTCAATTACTTTTAGGTACATTGGATTTTCAAATGCATCCTTTACTCTGGCCCTAATAAAATCGGGGGCAATTACTGTAAAAATCCATAAATAAAACCCTATAAATATAGATTTCACTGATCTATATGCATTAAAGAGAAGAGCCTCTTGAATATCTGGCGCTATAAAACTAAAAATTGTCAAATATACTTTTCCAATTATTCCTATTAATAGTGGGTATTGTCCATAATATCCTGCAAAACTTAATATACTGTGTTTCCATTCACCCTTTATTAAATCAATAATTGTTAATACTATAGATAAAACTTTTCTTGCCACTTCATTTGACATGGGTCCAACACTGAAAATTAAGCGTATTGTCTCTACAAACGTTTCAATTAGTACAGGTATAACTCTGGGTGGAATTTTTACAGTAACTATTGTAACAAATGGTGGTGTTACTAAGGGGAATGGTATTGGAACAGGTACAGGAATGTCAATAGGTGAATCATAAAAAAATTTAAACGGACCAAAATCTCTTGATATATCGTGTGCTTGCTTATCAAGACCTTTTATAAAATTTCTAATTTTCCAATATGTCCTATCAAAACTTATTATATCTGTATCGAAAGGTAAACTTGAGGCTAATTTAGGTATCTCTCGTAAAAACCCTAATTTACTTGTTCTTGGTTTAAGAGGTACTGCACCACCGGTTTGTTTATCATCCGCCACTTGCTCATCATTATTAAAAAATAATTCAACATTTTTAGCCAAACCCTCTATTGTATTGGCCTCATCAGTTGTAAACAGGGTATTATTATGAATATTTTTTAAATTAGAAGCCCATCCAGGTTTAAAACTAGCCTTATTTGCTTCTAGGAGTAAAAAACTAATACCAGAAAAAGAATCATATAGACTTTTTTTAAGAGTATTTTCATCACTTCTCGCTAAATTTATTAGTACCTCAAGAGCCACTTTTAATGCCTTTTGAGGATTCTCTTCTGGCGGCAACACTTTAGCCATCTAATTAAGCCATATATAAAGTTATGCCGAGCACATCGCACAACCTGTGGCAGGGCACACATCTAGGTCTTCATTAGTTATTTTGTTAGTCGCTGTTACCGGGGCTGTATTGATATCCTCATCAGAATCTGTATCATCAGCACCATCCGTATTGGTACTCGTAGAGCCCTGTAGCAGTCTAGGATCAACAGTAAATTTCTGTGCCATCACCGGAGCCTTAGTGCGCAAATAGTAGCAACCAGTTTTGAGACCCAGTTTCCATCCATAGAAGTGCATACTTGTTAATTTAGCATACGTGGGATTTTCCATGAAAAGGTTAAGGCTCTGTGACTGACAGATAAATGCACCACGTGCAGCCGCCATGTCAATGAGTGTACGTTGTTTGAGTTCCCATGAAGTTTTATAGAGGGCCTGAATATCCTCGGGAATCTCTGCAATGCCTTGCACGCTGCCATTTTGTGCGATGATTTGCTGTTTCAGTGAAGGGGTCCATAGGCCGCGCTTCATGAGGTCATTCATCAGATAGCGATTCACAACTACATACTCACCTGCAAGAGTACGACGTGCGTAAATATTGCTGGTCATTGGTTCAAAGCACTCTGTGTATCCGAGAATCTGGCTTGTACTGGCTGTGGGCATTGGTGCCACAAGCAGTGAATTGCGGACACCATTTACGGCAACCCTTCTTAGACGCATCCAATCAAGGCTACCGTCCTTCTCCGTCAACGGTATCACAGACCAGAGATCGGGTTGCAGTAATCCCTGTGAAATAGGGCAGCCCTGAAAGGTCTCATATGACCCGTCAATCTCTGCCAATCTAATACTCTCCTCAACAGCCGCATAATAAATGTGCTCAAATATGAGTTGGTTCATCTGAGCCGCCTCGGGCGTCTCCCAGGCGATGCGCATCCTAGCGAACACGTCCGCCAGACCCTGGACACCGAGACCAATAGGGCGGTGGCGCATATTGGAGCGCCGGGTCTCAGGGGTCGGGTAGTAATTGATATCAATCACGCGATTCAACGCCTTCACCACGGATCCGACCACACTGCGTAACTTAGCGAAATCAAACGAGGTATTGTCCTCCGAAACGAAGGCCGGCAGCGCAATCGAGGCCAAGTTGCAGACCGCAGTCTCCTCAGGGCTGGAGTATTCCATTATCTCCGTGCACAAGTTGGATGACTTGATGATACCAAGGTTCTTTTGGTTGCTCTTCTTATTAGCAGGGTCCTTGTAAAGGAGATAGGGGGTGCCCGTCTCCATCTGGGAATCCAGAACCTTAAACCAGAGCTTCTGGGCCGATACCGACTTGCGACCACGACCTTCCTTCTCGTACTTCGTATAAAGCGCGTCAAACTCATCACCATATACGTCGGCGAGGCCCGGGGCCTCATTTGGACAGAATAGTGTCCATACACCATCCTCTTCCACACGCTTCATGAACAGGTCGGGAATCCACAGCGCGTAGAATAGGTCTCTTGCCCGCTCTTCCTCCGCACCGGAATTCAGTTTCATCTTGAGGAAATCCTCAATATCGGCGTGCCAGGGTTCCAGATAAATGGCAAAGGAGCCGTTGCGCCTGCCACCCCCATTGTGGGCAATGCCAAGATGCGCTACAGTATAATCATGAGGACCCTCGATCTCGAAATCATGGACTACACCTGAATATTCGGTCTCAGTAATAGACTCAATACGTGAATAGAGATTGTTATGGTGGCGAAGATAGCTAAAGAACTCGCCATCAGGGGCATCGGGAAACATTTCCATAATTTCAGGTGTTCTCGGAATGCGGAGCACTGCGGTCGGTAATTTTGTCATAATATCCCGCGTAGTTGATACATTACCAACGCGGTCCCTCTCATAACCAGATGTAAGCGCACCTAGACGAAGAAGCATATACCGCAGATCTTCAATGAGTGGGTATGATGAAAGTTCCACTGCGATCTCCTTGGTCCCTACGCAACCATCCGTCTCAATAATACCACGAATAATCTGCTTTATCTTGTTCAAGGGCAAGTGAAGCATAGACGAATCGACCCGCTTCTGATGGTTAGCATCATAGAGTTGCGCAGCCGTAAACTTAAATCCAGAATTGGTAGTTGACCACTTTAGACGCACAGTCTTGTCCTCAGTAGTGATATTTTGTTTGATACCACGATTTGTCAGATAGTCTACAACAAACTCGTAGGTGGCCTTCTTTGTAGTATTATTGAGACAGACGCCTGAACCAGATCGTGTAATGAAACCATCGCCAAGAAGGATGCCATAGAAGCGACAATCCTCCTCGCTTATACTCGTAATATCGTGCTCATATTTTGGAATAGGAAACACAAGAAAGTCGCTATTTAAGAGTTCACCTGCGTCGTAGAATTCAGGTTTCACAATATTTTTATCTAGACGGTTGCGAATAACGCTGAAATTTAGACCTTTTGCCTGCCCCTTCAAAGCCAATACCTGATGTTCAGGAGTTACCCGAACCGGATACACTGCATTCTTAATTTGAATATCTAGCATTTTGCCGGAATACTCATGACGGATTGGCAACTTGACATTCTCATAGCAACCAGTACTTGTGAGAACCATGTCGGTAATACCGATATCCTCAATCGCCTTAGGTCCATTCTTGGTGTATACTAGTGTATCAGGTGTGAAGCACTGGTCAACGTAGCGCGCCGTGTTGTTGAAGACTCGCAACATGGGCACCAGGCCATTGCTGGAACCATTGGTGCCCTTAATGAGAGATCCGCGCGCCCGGATATTGTGGCAGTGCAGGCCAATGCCACCCGCGTACTTGGAAATAGCCGCGCAATCTCCCAGACTCTTATAAATGCCCGCGATACTGTCCTCAGCCATCGCCATCAGGAAACAGGATGAAAGTTGGGGCCTGGGAGTACCCGCGTTGAAGAGGGTAGGTGTAGCGTGGGTGTAGATCTTCTGAGACATGAGGTCGTATGTCTCAAATGCCTGGTTCAGATCATCAACGGTGGTATCTTTGCCTTTGGACCAGAGGGCAATAGAAACGCGCATCCACATGTGCTGGGGACGCTCCAAGACGCGACCCTTTGTATCCTTGAGAAGATAGGACTTCTCTAGGGTCTTGAATCCGAAATAGTCAAAGTCATAGTCGCGCTTATACTGAATGCGAGCCTCAATGGTGGGGCCGAATGAGGTCGCAACGTACTCTAGGTCCTCAGATACATACCGAATTGGCTCACCGGTGTGCTCAGACATCTGGTTGGCCAGCATTTTAATTACCTCGGCAAACGTATATTCAGTATTTCTGTGGTGATTGCTCACTGTGAGAGAGGAGGCGAGGGCCGCATAATCGGGGTGCTGGGTGCTCAGACTTGCTGCGAGTTGTGCGGCGAGTTCGTCGAGATCTGTTGTCTTGACACCATCAAAGATTTGGGAAAGAACGCGCTGGGCCAGGGCATCCGGGTGTACTGCCAGGCCTCGAGATGCTTTCTGGATTCGCCGGAGGACCTTGTCAAATGATACTGGTTCCTTCTGGCCATTACGCTTAACTACGTGCATACTACGCTGCATGGTGATATTGTATTTGAAATATGTGCCGCGGTATGGTCAATTTTTAGGGGGGTACTATTTAAAAATTGAACCATGTCTATTCACATAATTAGGTAACCAATACAGATGGCTTCCAAACGTATTATGAAGGAACTCTCAGATCTGAGGAAGGACCCCCCAGCAAATTGTAGCGCTGGCCCTATTGACGAAAAGGATATTTATAAGTGGGAGGGTACTATTTTCGGACCAGCAGATTCACCATATACAGGCGGTGTATTTCATCTGACTATCGACTTTCCCGTAGATTATCCTTTTAAACCTCCGCGAATTATCTTTACGACAAAGATTTATCATCCAAATATAAACACAAATGGTTTTATCTGTCTTGATATTTTGAAAACCGCATGGTCCCCTGCTTTGACTATATCAAAGACACTTTTATCTATTTTGTCTATGCTGACAGAACCAAACCCAAATGACCCGTTGATGCCAGATATTGCTAAACAGTATACGGAGAATAGAGCCATCTATGAATATACTGCAAGGCAATGGACTGAAATGTATGCTATGGGATAAACGCAAATTACCGTGGAATACTTAAGTTAACTACCCCTAAGGGTTTGCTGCGCTGAGCCAACTATCGTGGACTGCTTAAATTAAGCAGTTAACGGTAAAAAATTGAATTTTGCTATAAGCCCATTTTTATATATACTATGAAAATGAATGAAACATTTGATCTGTCGGGTTTTGTATTGTATCAGGATAATGAGAAGGATAAACACTGTCTCCAACATGCAATTGACGGTGTAAATATGGCAACATCGGATTATCCGAATGCATGGCAGTTTGTATCAAAGGGGGGGTTGATTGAAGCAAATTCGGGATTTGGTAAAGATGAAAATTTAAATCCGATTGCATCCATTATATTTAAACAAATGGAACAGGACGGGCATAGTGGTGCAACAGCCTCATTTACTATACATTGGCTTACTAAATTGGCCAAGAAACGATTTCCCCCCTGAGTACCGCCAAGTACCGAAATTAGGTACTCTTAATGTCAAGACTCGCTTTGCGCAGCAGCGAGTCTGACCTATTAAGTGTAATATTTCGGTAATTTGCAGTACCCTTAGAGAGTATTTAACTTAACTACTCCACGGTAAATATAATTTCAATTCTTAACTAGAATGGCCTCTAGTACCGATCAATTAGAGATCTTAGTAAAAATTGTTATAGGTATTATAATTTTTTGCTCTTTTGCTTTAATGTTTCCTTCAGGAAATATGGTATCACGAGCTTTCATGAGACATCTAAATAGCGAGGGTTTTTCAGATGCCGGGTATCCAACGAGTCAACTCTGCGAAATGCCTCTCACCACACCAGAACCCAGAAAATATGGCCCGGCTGATTCTACTGTTAAAAACCCCAAAGAACCATATCATCTCTTAGGCGACTATATCAAGCCGGCTCAAGAGAGACTTGCAAATTTTACTTCTGAATGTGCATACATTGCGGATGGACAGCGCCTGATAGAAAAAACGGGATCCTATGGACAGGTAACAAATAATTATAAGAAAAAAAAGCCCGATAACGGTACTACCTGGCTTCATGAACTTTCCGTTTCATTTTACGAGTAAGATTCCCACCACCTTGCAGTGTTTGACCATATGCGGCCGCAGTATTGAGAACTGCCGGCGTAGAAACCATATAAGATGACTGTAAATTATTAAGGTTTAATGCAGTACGTATATTTTTAACATCAGCAATAACATCTTTCTCACCCATTTTATCTTTTGACCGATTATTAACTTTTGGTGAGATATGGCTTAGTGATTTTGTTAAAAGTTCAATTAATTTTTTTTCGGATTCTGTTCCTAAGGGATTAAATTTAAATGATCTTGGATTGTTTTTTATAAAAATATCCTCCATTCTAGAAAATGCTCGCAAGAATATAGAGCCCAAAATATTATTAATGTTAAAAAAATCTTTAGAAAAAGATTTAATAAATATTTCTGCAATTTTTGAATTTTTTATTTTAATATTATAACGAGAGGTTTGAATGTACCCCTTGCCAAGCTTTAGTTTATTTATCAAATCTGTGTGATCCAATGTATCATCTAAATAAAATAACTCAGATTCGCTAATAGGTTTTCGTAAACAAGTCTGAATACCATTAAATGTTTTTTCCTTGTAACTAAACCCTATTAATTTTTCTGAAGAACGACATGGTGCCATTTTATGTACCCGGGGTACAAATGTTTGCAGGTGCCCGTTTTTTGATTCCTTTATAAGATATAATTCTGGAACTGGGTTTGGAAGTTTTGTCAATGCTAAAGCCATAACATGGTCTATTATATTTATTAAATTTATGTCTTGATTATTACTATATATAAATAACTTCTCTATTTCTTTTTCGTATCTCTTTTTTAAAAGTTCTGGTAGAATTTTTAAAATGGAAGGCCGTATTATTGTACCGCCTGTTTTTATTTCGTTTTCTGCCAAATTTTCATAAAATTTTTCTTTAAAACGAGCGACTGTTTTTATCATGACTGGAGGTAACGGTTCTGCCAAAATTTGTATTTCTTCTTCTAATAATACTTCAAGAAAAAGTATCACTGGCATTATACTATAACATTGTACAATACAGTCGTCAAAGTCAAACCCTATATTTATGGAAGACATATCGTTTCTTATTAATAAGCAATATTTTTTTGTTCGGTATTTTCTGTCTCTGAATCTACGATTTCACATACGACTGCCTTCTTTTTTCTTGAACTTTCTGGTACAGTAAATATCCCATTAGCAGCTCTTTCAACATCTAACCAAAATTCATTAATTTTAGGCTTTATACTATTAAACCATGCTTCGTCACGTAGAACTGTTTCATGATGGAACTTATTACATGACCACGGATTTAATTCTAGAACACACTCATTTAAACCGACTTCATTGATTGGCTTCCATGTCGAATTGTTTATTGGTCCATAAATATAGCGACATGATTTCCAGATATTATCATTTTCACAAAAGCACCCCACAACCGCAATATTTCCGCACCACCGAGTTTCTATGTCAGCCTCTTTGATCTCAAAACTAGCTTCTACATATTCACACGCTCTTACGCCCGTAACCTCCATTTGAATTTGCATTTGATAGTAATATTCTGTTGGCAGTTTAACTCCTATTTTTCGAGATTTTGGACATTTTATCTCTAAAAGATGACCGGCGGCTTCTGGTTTTGCGCTTACACGTAGTAATAAACCATCAGGGCTTGCTGCTAGATGTGGGTCAGTAGGATGAACAAACCGCCCACATTCATGTATCATTGCACCCCATTCGTATTCTATGATCTGTTTCATCACTGGTTCAAAACAAACACCCCAGTCTAATGGACCCATTTTATCTTTTGTAGTTACTGGTGTATTTGTCCGCAGTGGCATTTCTTGTTTACCTGCTTTTTGCATAACTAGGATCGCTCTTTCTCTGGGGGGGCCGAATAATTTGAAAATTTCACTCGCGGTGAGACGGCTTTTGAATTCTGTGTACCAGTCCGTACTGCGCTGAGCGGTTTGTGGACGTTGCATCAGGGCAAATGTCTTTTCATGATCAACCGGGCCGCTGAATTTGCTTACATTCGTGACTACATTTGCCCATAACTCATAGGCTTCTATCAGCCCTGTACCAATAGAATCAACGAGTTCGTAATCGTCTTCATTATTTAATTTTGTTAAATAATTTTTCATTTCATTTTTCCATTCTTCTACCATTTCTGGATGAAGGGGTCGTGGAATAATTTGTTCCCATTCTTGTAAACACGATACTAAGTCTTCATGTAGCATTACTACATTCGGCGGCACTTCCCCGACTTTCATTTTTTAGCTCACTACTATTTGTTGGAACTAAATCTTTGGGTGGTTGGTTTCCAGGAGTTTGTGAGGCTATAGATGGGCGCCGTTTCAATGTAGTAGCCGTTTTTTTCTCCAAAATTTGAAACTTTGTCTTATTACTGGCATCGGTGTGATAAACAAGCCCTTTTATTTCCATAATTTTTTCATTTGTATTGTCATATGTAACAGCAGCCTTACTGCTGAGTAGTTTTTTATCTAGGGCTTTTGTTAGGAGTTTAAAAAGGGTGTCACTATCCTCAGTATCCAAGTTCAATCTATCGGTTTCTCTAAATACAAATTCTCTGAGTCTTCCAATACGAAGACCCCTCTCCAACTTATGCCAAGGACGCTTCAAAGAATTCTCAGCATCGTTTGCAAGGCTTTTAAAAGTGCGCTCGTAAAACCCAAGCGCCACCGCTCCACTTATATCAAGACTATCATATGGCCGCCGCTGAGTCTTGCCACTCATTTTATTATCTGTTCTATATAACTAATACCTCTTGGCCTTAGCCCTCTTTTGTTTGGTTCATATTTTCATATTACCGTGGACTGCTTAATTTAAGCACTCCATGGTACTTGTTAGCCTAAACGCTGCGCGTTTACGAGTTCGGCACTTAGCGGTACTCAGCGGTAATTTATTATTATTATGAATTTGTTAGATTATCAGAATAATGTGATAAAGGTAAAATACCAGATGTTATCCACCAGCGTTCTTTGAATACAGGGTCAGACCAAAGGGCTGTTGGGATTTTATAAATACGCCAGACATCTTCTTCTGATTTTTTGGGATCAATTTCCGTCCACATATAAAAATTAGAAAGTTTTATTTTTTCGTGATCAATTTCTATAAATGCACCTACGGCTGTACGCCGTATTTCTATTAATGGGAAACCGTTGTCTTCCATCATATCTTTTATCTGTTGGTCTGTATCAGTGTCATCTAGACTCCAGAATTGCCTTCCTCCCGAACATAAAAATACACCAAATCTTATCCAAGATTCATCCGTTGTATCCCAAAAAAATGGAATGAGTATCATCTATTTAATAAGAGTATAATGGCAGTTTAGATGTCTGTTCGGATACCAATTTTACCGGTAGATGTGAGTCCAAAACCCCAGTTTGTACCACGTTCTAGACGGGAAGAATCAACACGTGATATAGTAAATGCACGTAATATTGAAATTCGCCAATCGGGTGTACAAATTCAACAGGGATTCTTCCGGCCATCTCCTTCCACAAAAGAGGGGCGTCATAGAGATAGCGCATTTTTTGACCAGGCGGGTATTGCATCTCGGAATCAAGCACCTATATCTATTCCGGCACCGATGTTTGATCCGAATGGTCCAAAGATGGAAGGCAACCCATTTTTTGATCAGCATGCAGCGTCATATGACCCACGAAATGTGGCTAGAGAATTGAATTCTGCAGTGAAAGAGACTAAAATGGACCGTGGTGTTATTGAGAGTCAACGTATATTAAGTCGCGGTTTTTCCAGTCGTTATGTTCCTGAAGGTTTTGCCGAGACAAACCATTTAGACAGTCTTCAAGCATTTGAACAATTGAGACCCAAAATAGACGATACAACAAAACAATACCGCAAATTTAATTAAACAGTTAATTAATTTCTAGATATACAATATAGAATGGCACACACTCGTCGTCACCGCAAATCTGGGACACGTAAAGCTCGTAAGGGAACTCCGTGGACTACCTTTGTAAAGAAGATTTACAGTGAGATGAAAAAGAAGGATAAGAATGTAAAACTTGGTGCAGCCATGAAAGAGGCGTCTAGACGTAAGAGTGAGATGAAGTAATACCGCCAAGTGCCGAAGTTAAGTACTCTTAATGTCAAGACTCGCTTTGCGAGTCTGACCTATTAAGTGTCATATTTCGCCACTTGGCAGCACACTTAGGGAGTACTTAATTTAAGTACTCCACGGTAAATTAAATTCTGATATCATGGATTGGTTAATTTAAAGACCCCTAAGTGGTAGTGAAATATGACACTTAATAAGTCAGATTCGCTGCTGCATATATTAGTGTTAACATTAAGAGTACCGCCAAGTGGCGAAGTCCTAAACGCGCAGCATTTAGGGTAACAAGTACTCTTAATGTCAAGACTAGCTTTGTGAGTCTTACCTATTAAGTGTCATATTTTGCTACTTGGCTCAGCGCAGCAAACCCTTAGGGAGTACTTAAATTAAGCACTCCACTGTACCGCCAAGTGCCGATTTAAAATGGCTGTTAGTCTAAAAAGTTTACCCTAACATTAAAAATTGATACAATTATACTTATTTATAGAAGTATATGGAACCCATATTAAAATCCGCTGCAACTCTCATTCTCACTTATAGTGCACACTATATAACTACAAAGGCATATAATTATGTATGCGTTCCGGATGGCTGGGTAGGATATTTAACCGGTCTTATCACCACGGGTAGCCCTGTTTGCCAAGCAGGCGTTCAAATTATAAGTAACACACAAGTATCATATTCTTCTATGATTTTGATGAGTGTTTCACGCGTATTTGTGGATTTAATTTTACCTGTTAGTGATACTTCCAATAATTTGGCAAAAGTTAAACCCACGTAGGGTTTTCTCCGTCAATACTGTATTCATTTACAATTTTCATATACGGTATACTTCTTATACTATTTTTCCATTCAGGTGGGCGATACCATATGATTTCTATCCCTTTTTCTTTGCATATAGGCAGGCAGAAATTTAATATAGATCGTATTTTATCTTTTTCATTAAATTTTCCACCGTATAAATTTTGTAATATGATTTGTTCTGGAAATCTCTTATCTTCTGGAACTTGTATATAATTAAACCCTTTTATAATTTGAGATGTGGGCCCGACCATAATTATGTCTAGGAACCAATCGCGTACTCCGCATATGGCCATTACTTTACTATTATATAAATTATCAGTGCACTGTAAAAAATACTCATGATTTGTTGGAAACACGTCTGTTCTGCTACGACATACATGACTGAAACCCAGTTCTGCAGCTTTCATAATTCCCGCAATTGATGTGACTGCCTGGGCATTATAGGATGTCATATGTAGTGGCCTTTCTGACAAAACAATTATGAATCCACTTTTATCAAGAATATTCAAGAGATTTGGGTCTTCGTCTTTCCATGTAGATATGAGTTTGTGTTTTGTATTGCTGTAGGCTTTTATAAGATGAATAGTGTAAATTGGTTTTAACACACCTGTTATTACGGTAATCATTTATTTATTATTTATGCCTTATTTTTAGACCTTATAAAAATTGACCGATTTTTACTACCGTGGAGTACTTAAGTTAAGTACTCCCTAAGGGTACTGCCAAGTACCGAAATATGACACTTAATAGGTCAGACTCGCAAAGCGAGTCTTGACATTAAGAGTACTTAACTTCGGTACTTGGCGGT